TTCCGACCATTGGCATAATTATTTACCTTTCTTTTTAGACATTTTTGCTTCGCTAAGTGCGATAGCAATTGCTTGTTTAGGGGATTTTACTACTGGACCTTTTTTAGAACCACTATGCAACTTACCTGCTTTAAACTCTTTCATTACCTTGCTGATTTTCTTGGACGCTTTGGTCTTTGCTTTCATCATCTTTCCTTAACTTAATAAATCTGTGGTCATACCTACAATCATTACACAGGCTATATTCTGTGAAGTCAAAAGGTTCACCGCATTGTTCGCAAATAGATAGTTTCATAAAAAGAAAAAGCCCAACCACGGAGAGAGTGCAGTCAGGCTTTGTGGGATTACGTTTTTAACAGGCAGGAGGTTGCCATACAGGCGTTATTATAACATACTTTCCTGTTTCTGTTCAACAAGATTATTGTTTATCCTATCACTTGCTATCTTAAAGTAATTATCGTCTTTCTCTATACCTATGAAGTTTCTGTTAAGATTCTTACAAGCTACCCCTGTAGTTCCTGAACCCATAGTAAAATCTAAAACTGTGTCATTTTCCTGGGTGTAAGTTTTAACAAGGTATTCCAAAAGTAATAAAGGTTTTTGAGTTGGATGCAAACCTCTTTCTCTATTAAATTTTTGAATACTTCTTGGGCATCTTAATTCGTCAGCAATTTTTTTTGTTACATTTCCTACAAATAAACCACCATATACATCATCATTATTTTTTCTATTAAATGTCATTGGTGATGATTTAACTCTTGCTAATCCACTATCTGCTCTTTTTTCTTTTTGAGGATTATAGTTAGCTTTTTCTTTTGCAAATACTAATATATTTTCATGTTCTTTCATTGGTTGAAATCTTACTGAAGCAAAATTACTTCCTGCATTTTTTTCCCATATCCATTCATACTTAAACATTTTAGGATTAGACATAACTAAAGCTGAAGTAAATGGTTGACTTCCAAATAATACTATTGCTCCATTGTTTTTAATAATTCTATTTAACTCTTTCCACATAGGTTCAAAAGGGATAGCGGCATCCCATTTGCAAGCAGTAGTTCCGTATGGTGGGTCTGTGATAATTGCATCTATGCTTTTATCAGGTATATCTTTCATTAACTCTAAACAATCACCATGCAATAGCTTAAGCATTTATCCTTCTCGCAGCCATAGTAATAAGATTGTCAAAGGCTAGTTCTAGCTTATATGGATAGGCTAATGGCTTCTTAGCGTCTAGGTATCTAGCATATATAGCGTCTTGTTGTTCTTTAGGTAAGCTATGGATAATAGCGTCTATGGTGCGTATGTTAGCCATATCTTGAGCTGAACACATTTCTTCGAATACTTCTGAAGTTGACTCACCTCCTGATGACATACCTATGCTTTTAGATGGATAACCTAGCTTATGATTATCCGACTTCATCCATAAAGCCCAGTCTTGCATAATAGATAATAAGCGTTCCATTGTAATCATTTAATCTCCACAAAAGCAAGGTATAGTTTCGTCAACAAATAATTGAGATTGTTCATCATTAAATTTTCCCATTTGTGCATAAGTAGGTCTGTCTTTAGCAAATCTAGCACCAATCTTTTCTTCTTGTTTTGCCCACCATTCAACTCTTGATGGTTTTTGTTGAATAAGGCTAGTAAGTATCTTTGTTCCTTTTAAGAAACATAAATCACAATTAGATGCACCACTAGACTTTGGTAATTCTAAATCAAAATTATTATTATTCCAAAAATCCCATACATCTTTTTCAGTAACACCATCTCTAGCTAATGGCATAAACTTATCTTCCTGTGTAGATATTTTAGATACTCTTCTAGGTTCATCTGCTCTGATGCCAATTAATGTTGCATATTCTTTAATGCCTATAGACTTTAAATATCTATGAATTGCTTTTACTTTTAATTCTTGTGTGCAAAAACGCATGGATTGATTTGGTAGAAATTTAGCTTTATCTATTAATTGCTCAAATGGTTCACCATTACGACTAGCTGTATAATAATTTACTACTTCAAAAAATGGTTTAACTTTTCTATATTCAAGCCATGTAATAGGAACATTCCAATTTACAGAACAATCATTAACAAACTTAAGTGTTGCTTCTTCTTCTTTCCCTGTATTAGCAAATATAACCATAGCATCTTCAGGAAGTCCATTGTTAGATTGTAATACTCTCCATAGCAAATAAGCTGAAGTACGACCACCACTAAAGCTAATGACTGTTGGCTCTATAATCTTAAATGGGTCACTCATATCGTGTTAGCGTATATGCTACGCTTTCTCCATACGTTTCTTGTGTAGTCTTGTGTTGTAGATTATGTTTAGCGTCATCTGCGTTATAAGTTGTTACACCTTTTATTTGGTCTGGTGTAAAGTTTACTGTATGTCCAAATATAGTTTGTAATGGATGTGGTTGTGGAACGTAATAGTGCATTAGCCTATTTTGGTTATCTTTATAAGCATGAATAACATTTGCATCTCTCATCTCTACAAGTATGTTCTTTGTAATAGGATAGTTAGATTGTATATGTTCTGCTATGTCGTTTATGGTTCGTGGTTCTGTAAGATAAGCTAATATCTTTTCTTTCACGATACATCTTTCACTTTGCAATGCCATTTCCTTTTATCATCTTGATGCCAACCATGCACATGAATAGTCCAACCAGCTTCACGAACTGCACCTACATTTTCATGGTCTGCTATCTTTTTACATCTAGCACTCATGTTACTTGCTGACGTTGTTTGTACTGCTAATACTTCTTTACCTTTTAAAGCTATAATGTCTATAAAACCAAAAAGGTCAATTCTTATCCTTGCAAAACTATTCCAGTACTCTACTACTTGAACAGTATATCCTTCTTCTCGTAATTTCTTAAGACTTAACTGCGTTGGGCTAGTTGCCATTATACTTCATTCCCCCATACATCCCATCCTTCAGACTTTTGTCTAGCAAATAATTCTATTCTAGGCAAGTCACCTACAAGCTCAATAATTCTTTGTTTGGTAATGTCAGGCTTTTTTGAATGTTTTTCTATTGGTGTATCTATTACAGAGTGAACACCTGCATTAATTCTTTTTGGATTTCCCTTTGTTGCTAATAAACATATTTCAGCGTTAGCTCTAGTCCACCTACCCATTCCCATAAACCAAGTAGTTGCTATTTTATTTCTTTTAACCCAAGTAAACGCACAAGTTTTATATTCAAAACCCCATTCTTTTATTAAGTCAAAACATTCATTAAGTTTTGGCATGGTAACCCATAAAAATAAAATACAATCTTTATCGGCAATTTCTTTAACTGGTAATGAATTTATCCAATCAGCAGATTGTGTTGGGTATTTACAACCAGCACCTCTATTACCTGACAATGCTTTATCTTTATATGACCATGGTGGGTCTGCGTAAATGATATTATATTTTTTATTTGGAAATGGTATATGTTCAGATGTCATCAAATTGACTTTCGTTAGGTTTAGATGTTCCTTGATCTAAAGACTTAGGATAATGCAATCCTTCGTTACCATTTTGCGATATTACATCTATACGAGAATACTTTTTTTCCACATCACCTGTAGATTTATTTAGTTCGTATTCATATTCAAGTGTATGTGGTGATACATCATCACTTGGTTTTTTAGACCTAAATATTTTATCAAAGTTAGACTCAAATACTTCTCTATCTGTAAAAGGTCTTGGTGAACTGCCTTTACCCATTATTTTACCTCCAGGTGATTATTAGTAAATAGCCAACCTATAGTTTTACGGTGAGCTTCTTCCCATGCAGCTATTCTATCATGTTTATCTAAACTTTTGTCATTATCTATCATGTGATGACATTGATGGCAGAGAAACGCTATACGATAGTCATGTGCCTTTATAGATGTGCCTTTACCATCTCGTAATTGATTAGAGTGTGCAGATACTACAGTTCCGTCTTGTATAGAACACATCATACATGGTGCGCCATCTGCTAGTTTAAGTAGTTTATGGTTTCTGTAATTCATTACATACCTTTGTCATCCAGTTAATTAAATCATCTGGTGTATATTCTCTTTGATATTGTGTGCAGCGTTTTGTTCCTTTTACATTACCACATATTGACCTATCAGTTGAAGATAAATTCTTAGGTGGCATAGGTGGTAGTTTAGATTTATCTATTCCACAAATATAAAGTTTAGTATTTTTGTGTGCAACATGTCCAAAGTCAAACTGGTCAATCTCAATAGTAAATCCACCAAACTCATCTACTTCATCACCTAATGGTAATGGTGCTTCTTTCCATAAACGACTTCCGGCAGGATGTTCTAATATGCCTCCATTTAATCTTACTTGTGCTAAAGCATAATAAGCTAATTGTTTTTCATCTGGTCTAGGATTAGCCATGTGAGATAACATACCCCAAGCTCTACATGGTGGATGTGCTATTACAGGATAACTTTTACAATAGTTTCTAGCATCTCTGTGAATATCATATACATCATATCCATTAAGTTGTTTATAACGACTATCGTCTCTAGCAAACAAAACAGCTATCACTAATAGTCCCAACCCCAACCCATAGTCTGACCCCATACCTCTATTTGCTGTTGGTATTCTGTCATCTCACTTGTGGTTAGTTTAGTTGTTGACTTTATAAGTTCTACAGGCATACCTGCAATTTCTGTTTGGTAGCGTAAGAATTTATATCCCATGAGTTCATGTATCTTATCTTTCTCAATACCTAGATGTTGACCTATGCTTGAGTATAGTTCCCATAGTCTTTCGTTTTGTTCTAGGCTACGGTTTAGTTTAGCGTCTGTGATTGTTACTCTCCAACGTTTAGTGAAGTCAAGTGTTTTTAACTTCTCTACTAACATTGGTAAATTGTCTTTGGTTAATGCCCACTTTATCATCTCTCCATCCTTTCGTTTTAAATACTTGTCCGTCTTTAGAAGTTGCTTTGTATTCTATATCAT